CCTTGAGAATTAACTCTGCGGGCAGGCTCAGTATACTCTCGGTGAGCAACAGGAAACGCAAACGTCACGCACAGCGCGTCAGCCGCGTCCGGTGATGCCAAACCCCTTGCTCTCATCTCTTTTTTCCCTTCAAGGAAAATAGTCCCAGAAGAATCCGGCTTCTTAACCGGCCCCGTTAAATCTGCCCGCAACTGCCTGTCGGACGGAATACTAGCAGATTTTAGCCAGTTCCTCATATCATTCCACATTTCGGCACGCTTATTGCCAAAGGCTTGCGGGTGCTTGGCCTTGTTCCCAAAGTTAACCCCGCGCACCTTGTACCGCTGCTCGGTCAGCCTATCCAGTATCCCGTACCCCAGCCCGCCCTCATCAATCACCGTCAAGGCAGGCTTAAATTCCTCAATCGCCTCAATCACGCGGCCCACAATCGTCATCGTGTCTTCACCCTGATAACGCTTAATCGCAACCAAATCCCTGCCCTGACGCACAACAATAACTGTTGCATCCGCGCCACCGCGGGCCGGATCAACCCCCACAATAATGGGCGCAGTCATGTCCTTGTACTTGGGACGCTTCATCGCATCATCAACCAACATCGGCCCAATGAACTGGTCCTCGCCAGCCGAAGGGAACTCCCCATACACCTCAACCTTGGCCTGGCTCGAATTCTCCCCATACTCAGCAATAATCTGCTCGTAAACCGCCTTATCCGTATCCTCCACCGTTCTAGCGTCCACAGTCCTTGACTTCCAAAACGCCCTCTTAGCGTTAAAGCACTCAAAGAAATACCCGCTGTTGCGCCTTGGATTGGAGAACGCAAACCAGTACCTGTCGGGCGTATTCTCCGTAAAGAATCCTGCGCCCACGTCCCATATCGCATCCGGTATACCGCTACTCTCATCAAAGATCAGCATCATGCCGTCCTGGTTATGCACGCCAGCATAACTGTCCGGATTCTCCTCTGACCACAGCTTGCCCTCGCACGCCCAATACCGCGTACCCTTCTTCAAATCCTTCTCAACAATGTCCGTCAACCACTTGGCAGGCACTAACTTTGTCGCGCTTATCTCCCACCAATGACTATTAATCAGCATCGCTGACCACTTGGTCAACTCGGCCCAGGTCACCGACCTCAACTGATTCTCACTGTTGGCGCTCACTACCACCGAGCCGCCAATCCTTGTGGTCAGCATCCAAAGCACTAACCAACTCACCAGCGCAGACTTACCAATACCGCGCCCGCTAGAGACCGCCATCCTGATGGTGTCGTAGTCAACCTTGCCGCCTTGCGCCTTAATGTGCTCCGTAATCTCCCGTAGCACCTCGCGCTGCCACTTCCTCGGGCCAACGAACTTGGCTAACGGCGTATTCTTCACGCCCCACGGGAACGCGTACATCACGAACGCTTCCGGATCGTCCGCTATGGCCGGTGACCATAACTCGGTCATCAGCTTCTGTTCTTCCTCGCCTCGGTAGATGGGTAGTTGCATAGTTAAGCCATTTGATTGGCAAGTTCGTTTTGCATTGATGCCAATGGCTGACCTTCTTTAACTGCTTTACGCATCTCTGGGGTAATGTCAAGGTAACGCACTGCCTCACCACCTGGTACACCTCGTCCAGTTTTGATGCGAGTCTCACCCACTTTTGCACCGTACTTCTTACCTTGTTTTTCAAGGAAAGCAGGGTAAACCTCATCGTAGTATTTCTTCATGCCCTCGCCGCCAATGGTAAGGTCGTCGCCTTTGATAGTTCCAGTTCTTTGCTCTGCAATCTGCTTTGCCATTGATTTGCCAAAAACTTCTTCTACTGTCTTGCCTGTTGCTGGGCCTTCAATAAATTTACCGTCTTTTATAGTTCCTGAGAATGTTGAATTAGAACCTTTAAATGCTTTAATCTTTGTTTCATTTTTACCAACATATTCCCCCTCATTGCTGAATAAATATTCGTATCTTTGTCTTTCAGTTCCAGTCAAATTACTAAGACCTTTATCTCTTGCCTTATTCCTTAATAATTGCAATTCATTTGATTGACTATCAGTTAACTTTTGACCAGTCTGAAAATTAATCTCATCAACATTCTGCCGCAATTCATTAGAGAATCTATCAATTTGCTGCTTACCCGTTGTCAAACCAATCCTGTCGTAACCCTTGTCAACAGCTTCTTTGATTGCTCTCTTTAACGCAAGCTGATGCCAAGTGTCTTTAAACGGTGCGTCAGGGACGCCGCCAACACTTTCATTTAATCTATTTATAGCTTGATTGGTAACGCCTTCTTTGCTGTAATCTTTAGCAAAAATGTTGCCATTAGAATCAATTACCTCGTAATAAGCATATCCATTTTTATCAGTTTTTGATTGAATTTTGTAATCATTAGGTAATTGTTGAATTTGTCCTGCGTACCCCTTCTCACGCCCAGCCTGATGCCAATCGGACTGCACCTCCTCAATCAACAGCATCTTCTTACCATCAGCATCAATGCGGTCATTAACCCTCATGTGGGCTAAGACGTTGGGTTCGTTAAAGTGGGATGATTGGTATGTTTGCAATCCAATTTGATTTTTTAACTCTTGTGCTTTAGTTTCAGCTTGATCTCTAAGCCTTCTAGAATCCGCAACTCTTTGATACAAAGCAACTACGCTTGGATCGCCAGGGTTTAACTCGCTTGCGGCTTTCCATTGCTCCATTAAATCAGCAGTTTGCCGCCTCAAGTCACCCGCCGCTATTTGAGCAACATCTAACTCAGACTTCCCGCGAACGGGCGTAGTCAACAAAATCTCACGATAGTTGTCACCACCTGGTAGTTGATAACGATTGTATTTGGTTGGTGTTGGTTCTGGCACTACATAAGCTGCGTTTGCTTCTGCATCTCTTAAATCTTGTATTTCATTTATTCGCGTTTGAAGTTGCGTTGCATTTCTTTTAGGCATGATGGAATGTCTAAGTCTTTCATCTTGACTCATCCCTAAATAAAAACTCCTTGCTTCATTGTCATTAGAAAACTCTTTAACCGTTTTTCCTTTAAACCTATTGGTAATATCTTCTAATTCAGCTATCTCTTGTGCAGTTACTGACTCTCCTCTAAACACTCTATTTTGCAACATAACACCACGTTGGTATTCTCCTGGGTTAACTTGTCTATCAACTAAAACATAACTAGGATTATCCATTTCTTTGTACAAAGACTGTATCTGCGGCTCATACTTGTCAAACACAGCCTTACGCTTGGCTATGCCTACTGGGTCTTCCGTAATAGCACCACCTAACTGTTTCTCCTGCACATTAACCCGATTGCTCTGGATAAAGTCTTGCACCTCTTGGCGCGTCACATTTGGCTTATCCTTCAAAAACTCATCTAACCCCATAGCCTCTATTTCGTACTTCTTAACATCTTGACCCTTCATAAGATCATTAATAAAAGATGCACCAGTACCAGACTTGCGAGGTATGTTCAATGCCTGCTGCTCCACCGCACTGTAAAAACCAAGCGGTGATACCTCTGCCTTTGGCCTTATCAAAGCCTGCGGTAATTGATTTACGCTAGCCACACTGGCACTCTCAACAGGCACAATGCTCGGCATCATGCCCATGCGCTGCATATAACCCTCGGCCAACTGCCCAGCTTTAGGCGCCACAAACCGCCCTGTTGCCATTGCCGCCTGCCTAGCAACCCTAGCCGCTTGCAACGCCTCCATTGGTGTTATCGGTACAAACGAACCAACCCGATTAGCAACCTGGCCCAACGGGTTGTCGGCTGCTGGCGCTAACGGCAAAGTCTTTAACAACTGCTCAGTCCCATACGGCACTTGTGTTGGCTGCTCGTAATCCGTCTGACCAAACATCTCCATCGGCAATGGTGTTCTCACCATGTTCAAAACATCACTCGGAAAACCCAACATTCCCGCAAATCTGCCACGCAATACATCAATGGGCACATTAGCCGCATACTCGCGCATCTGGGGCGTGTCCTGCCTAAACTGACCCGCCGCCAATCTGCTGTAGTCCAACGGCACAAACGAATCTAATGAGCCGCCACGCTTACCAATGCCACCAGGGTAAGCCAAAGGGTTTGCTGGCTGGTTGGTCAGTGCGTTGTTGTAGGTTGGCATAGGGGGGGATGATAAATCAATTTATAAAAAAATAAAAATAAAATTGTTTG